TAGGTCTGACGGTTGAAACGAAGTTCTGGTACACTCAGAGAGCTGCGCAGGACCAAAGCCTCCAGCTCGGCACGGGCGTCCTCACCGATGTAACCTCCGGAAACGCCGGGGATAAAGTCACCGAACTTGGCATAATTCTTAATCAATACTCCGCCTAGCAAGGATAGCAGGAAATTCGTAGAATCCTCCTTATCTTTGCGCAAAAAGTATTTGGTGAGCTTTTCTATATCAGAATTATCCATGTTTTCTAGAATCCCGATAAATATGCGCCCAATTCTTTCAGCTGTATTCTCTCCTTCTGTAGATGCGTTTCTTACTTGAAGAGCCAGTTTCTTTAATATATCAACAGAATCGCTCATTCTCCTATTACACGAAAAACAGTTCTATTAGATTTTAATTTCCCTTCACCGTTATAAAGTGGCATACCGCATTCTTTTAGGTAAAGCACGCATTCTTTCAGGTAGCGGTCAGCTATGCTACATGCATCGCTATACACCATCATCTTTTCCTTGAATACTGTATGACTGCTATATTCACCTTCCTTGTTCACGAAGCCAAAACGGGATACATTCCCATCTCCATTTTTGACAATACAGGCATAGGTATAATAAGCCAAAGCTACGCGAAGTCCAGTGATGATTATCTTCTTTTTACATTTAGTTTCATAAGTACCTCCGTCAAGCAGTAGCTGGTATTTTTCAGGATTTTTTTTCACGTCAAGGAACAGTTCGTCTCCCAACGCTGATTTGATGTAGATATTCTCCGACTCACGGATGTAGGTTTCTATCTTGTCAGGATCGAGATGTACAGACATTCCGCGAGACAAAGCCGATACCTCATCTGTTGTTATTAGATACTGCTGCATTTCGTACATACTTTAATGGTTCCACACTATAATCATTAGAGGGGTTGACTACTTCATACCAATAGCTGAATATACGGCTAAAGGTACGCTCTATTAAGCGTTGTTGCTTGCTTACGATAGAATTGTAATACTCGAAAGCATCTTCCAAAATATCGCCTGAGAATCCGACTTTACCAATACGGATGCAATACCATGGCTCTTGGCCATAAGCTGAATAAATACGTTCAACCACACTTGCGTCAGTAACGGTAAATTCTTTGTCGTAATTTTGTGAGTTCAGATTTATTATTTCAGGTTTTTCCTCATCGCTTTCTAAAGTAACTTCCATAATCTTTCCTGCATTCGTATCACCTTGCAACTGGATGAGTGTATTTGAGAAACTGTCGTCATCGTCTGTATCTTTCACTTCGTTGCCTTCTTCGTCAAAGGTTATGTTCGATCCCTTTTTGGTGAATACCATAGCGCCAGGGAAGAAATTATTTCGTACATTTCTGTACTTGACATTGGACAGCCCTTCATCGGTACTCATTTCTGTAGCCACCCGGTCACCTTTCCCGACAGGATAAGTATTTTTCCCGGCCATTGACACCCATAGGATTTGACCTTTGTAGTATTCAATGCCTCCGGCTGCTTCTATTTGAGCCAGTATAACATCTTTTTGAGGGTTAAAAACATCTATATAGTCGATGTTTTCTTTCTTGACCTGCAGAGCTTTCCCTTTACGTGTCTTCTTTCCGCTCCAGTCTGGATGTACTGCTATTTTTGCCACATAACCGTTTTCATCTTCTTCTGTCAGACGGCAATTTTCAAATGGTACGTGCTGCATCTCCACTATCTCACAGAAAACATTGTAGTTAACATGGATTGCTATTCCATTGAGTTCGGACATGTCTTTACATAGTAACATGTGCACATCATCCAATGTGTCACCTTTTCGATTGACTACATATTTGGAAAAAGCAACCTCACGGAATCCGTTTCCTTCAATGAAGTCAGCGAAACGGTCTGAGCATTCAGATGCAGTAGAGCTTGCAGCAATGATATTCTTTAATGTCTGCGGATATAGGTTGTCCTGTCCGTAGGCTTGAATTCCTAGATTTTGTAAATAGCTTGTATCAATGCGGTTACTGCTTTTCTTTTTTAGATCTCTTACTCTCATATTCGCGAGGTTTACGTTCGTCCTTTATTTCTTTTATTCAACTTTATCTTCGCCTTCTCCATTCATTGCGTTCACAATTTCAATGGCCTTGCTTAGATGCAGATTCAGAACTTTTTTACTGATTTTCTTGCCGTTGATTTGGAAATCTTTCAACGTGTCAGCCACGGATTCTTCAGAAACTCCGTCTTGCAATGATTCTACCATTGAATCAAGCAGGCTTTGATTGTATCCACATTTGTTAACACGTTCTTTCCAGTCCGTAGGTACATGGGCGAAATAAATTTCACCTTTCGGATTTTTGGCAAGGTACTTTTCAGCAACTTCATCAGTGAGGTTGTCATTAGTGTACATTTTATTGCTTCCGAACTCCGGTTGAAGCAGGACACCATTCTTTAATATATAATTACATTTTTCTTTCATACGGTTATTCTTTTTGATGTAAACAGTCATTTCGATTACAGCATCGCGATAGCAGTCGTTACATGATGTCTTAGTGAATTCTTTTCCTAATACTTCCTTGTACAATCTTTCTATCTCCGATTTATCAGAAGAGGAGTAGGAGGGAAGATCTCCTAGCTCCTTTAATTTATCAACCACTTCTTCTAACTCCATAATTATTCAGTTGGTTTTGTCAGTGTTTCAACAAGCGTTTTTGTCGCATCGTAAGATGTTTTGTACAAGAATAATGCTGATTTGGGAACCTTGGTTTCTTGCAAAGAGATATTCCATCCCCCTTCCGTTTCTTCGGAATACTTGTCATTGCCGATCTCTGCGGCTTTCAAACCTTGGTAGTAACCGTAAACCTGGAAAGCTGAATCTCCCGGATTCTCGGTTTTATTTAACCCTTTAGCTTTATTTTCCAATACAACGACAAAATCACCGTTAGCAAGCCCATCAATAATGTCATTGCATACATCGGGGTCATTTGCTAATACAACCATGCTCACTGTGTTAGTGAACGTGTTACGATAGGTTCCTGTTGCCAAGGCTGTATTGGTACCTGTAAAGGGGGTTGCACCGAATACCTGTACCTTGTAACCTTTTTTACCTGTTTTCAGTGCAAGAGTTTCGATCACATTCTTACGGGTTGCGTTGAATGTAACCGCACCGAAATCCACGTCTGCGCGATTCATTATCACACCTTCCTGTTCCAGCCCGGGAACGATAGGATCATCGCACGATGGTGCGATGTCCTTTTTGATTGTTATATCACATATTGCCATATTTGCTCTTTTCGTTAGTATGCTACCTGTACCAACTCATCTTCGCCAATCATGGAGCCTAATTTTCCTGTTGAATAAATGTAGTTCTTGCGGGCTTTCTTATCAAACCAAATATCCAAGTCCGACATCGGTTCGGTGCCCTCACATCCATACATCAAGTTCTCAGGAGAACATAAAACAGCACGATGCGGTAAGTTAAGTTTGGTTTTGTTGTTCTGATAGGCTTGAATAAATCTATCCCAAATGGAACATTTAACGATGGTTGTTCCATCGTATTTGCTGACCTCTACACCGTCAAATACAACTTCCCAGGGCATGATTACCTTGTACTTTTCTTTCATATCGTGAGTCAGAGCATCGCACATTGACTTGGTGGCGAAAATTGCGCATCCGTCTTTTTGGAAAATCCGGCTGTCGGCATCTTGCAACATCGCATCGAATATTGATGTGGCAATGCCTGTTTCTTTCATCTTTGATTTTTGTAATGCATATGATTCTTCTGCGTTGGCTGCAATTTCAGTGTGCTGTCCGGTATTGTTGGTACAGATGGCAAACAGACGTTTGAAAAAACCGTCACATGTTTTAAATAGTTCGATGTTTACTCCGTCAGTGATTTGACCACCTCCAGTGACAGACGCTGCTGATTTATCTCCAAACCATGTAAAACGCCACATCATTTTCATCATAGCTTCAGACAGCTTCGGCAGTACAATACCGTCCATATATTCGGTCGATGTCAGGTCTCCTATATTTGTTCCCGTTTTAAGGCAGTACTTGGCAATGGTGTTTTCCAAGTCTGTATAGCACATTTCCAAAGGAATTTGCCAATCCCCGATTTCCCATTCCTTTTGGGCGGCAGCGATAGCCACTTTTTTATATTCAGGGTCGCATCCGGAGCCGGCTACTCCGACATCTTCCATTTCACCGATAAAACCAGCTTTTTTACCGTTAGTCACATTGGGCATAAACGTCATGAAACGCTCCATGTCCTCGTTTTGAAAGACTGTTAACTGAATAAGGTCTTTCAAGTCTTTTACAGCCTGATTATCAGGTGTAAGTTTGTCAAAATCTAAAATAGGCATTTCCCCTCCTTTTATTACTTGTTGTTTCTTTTTTCTCTTTCTTCACGAAGTTTTCTCTGAATAGGCGTTTCATTTTCTTCTACTCCTTTTATACCCTTGTTGAACGTTTGGGTACGAGCTGACACTTTATAAGTACTACAATGTTTTGCCAGCCAGTTTTCGCCCCCGGCCATACGGACTGCGTTCAGAATCTTGTTGTCCTCAATGGTACGGGCATTCGTCTTTAGAGAAGCATTCTCAGTTTCCAACTCTTCTATACGGGCTTTTAAAGCTTTCACTTCATCCTCTTCCAATTCATCAGGATCTTTAATTTCTGTAATAACGCCATCTGTCACAATGATAGTCTTTCCGTCAGGCATGACATGTTCGCCATCGGGACTTGCTGTATCTCCTACTTGGGGTTCACCTTCATCTCTTTCCACGGTAAGCGTGTTACCTTCGGCATTTGTCAATTCCATAGATACGACCTGTACGTCTTCAATTTTTTGATAGCCGCATTTGGCCAGCAGCCTGTCTATGATAGTCTGCTTCACTGTTACTTCTTTTTCTTTGTTCATTTTTTTGTTATTAAATGTGTAAGTTCTCCCTTTGGCAGTTGTAGGCATAAGAACGGTCGTGATAAAACCTAATTGTTTGGCTGTTTCACTACCAAACCAACCGGCTTTATTCATTTGGGCTTCGATAACTGAGGCTTCCGATCCTGTGCGTTCTACATACAAAGCTAGCATCTTGTTTTTTTCACTCTCCAAGTTTGATTTTATTGATTCTAGGGTTTCAAGATCAAGGTCTCCATCGTATGAAGCCATATAAGGCTTGTGAATAAGAAACTTTGCATGTGGATAAGCAAAACGTCTTTCTTTTGCAGCGGCCAATAATATCACGGTTGCCATGGATGCACATCGTCCTACTGCAGTACAGCTGATTTGCTTTCCTGAAGCACGTAAGGCGTCATAAATGGCATACCCTTCAACGGCATTACCACCGCATGAATGTATCTCAATATCAATAACGTGGTCATTCGGATCTATCCAAGATAGGAAATTTTGAATATCGGGAAAAGACAATCCCTCTTCACCAGTTAGATACCAATTTTCCATTTTGTCTTTATCCGCAACAATATCTTTGTTGATGTATAATTTCGCCATATATAATCTATTTTGAAGCAAAGGTAAAAAACGGTATATGGCTATAAGAATTTCAGAACATAATAGCACTGACACGCTTTGTCAGTAAAAAAATAGGGGGAAGAATAATCTTCCCCCTTATTGAATTGAAACGTCAACGGACAACCTGTCAATGACTCTATAGATGGTCCTTTCTGAAATGCTGTATTCATCTGCCAGGTACTGCATGATATATGCCTTTTTATGACCTTCAGCCGTAAGACGGGTGTAGTCTTTATACATTTCTAGGTATTTAATATCTGATGCATCTAATGACATTTCAGACATTATCCTAAGAGTGTTCCTGTTTATATATAATAGTTCGTATGCTTTCATAAACTACCGCTTTCTTCTATGTATTTAATTCTATTCGCAACTGAAGTAAACTCTTCTACAGAAACGACAGGGGCAGGAGCCATCATCATTCCTTTGGCGACTGCTCTGGCCAGCATATCTTCGCCTAAAGTTTGATTATTCGTTGCTGTTACATTAATAGGTACACCTCCACCCATCATATTGAAGGATGATAGGATAGGGGCGAACATGGACGTAGCTTTGGCGGTTATAACGGATTCTCCATTCGACAACTGTGCCGGAATACTGTCGCTCGTTCCTGTCCCCGGTCCTGTAACCAAACCACCTTCTGCAAATTTAGCACTTTTTACTATCTTAACAGCATTTGCAATGTTAGAAAGGATTGTTGCAATACCTGATGCCATTGTAGCTATACCAAGAATACCTTTCCCTGATTCAGCGGATACCATTTTTGCGATCGCCTTACCTGAATTGATGGCGATCTCTGCCAAAGCCAACATTTTGCTTGCCATAGCAAATCCTCTATCAGACTCCCCAATTTGTTCTGTGAGAGCTACAAGGCCATTTGTCACCTGTTCCATTGCTTCATATTTAGCTTGTTCTATTTCAATCTCCTTATCGCTCAGTTCTCTCTTGTCTTTCAGATAAGCATTCTGTGCTTCCAGCTTGCGAAGATTGAATGCTTCTATACTTTCACCTTCCATTTGCTGCAGGCTATCGAGCTCGGCTTTCTTTTGTTCCATCCTTATACGAAGAATTTCCTCTTCGTTATCATATGCTTGTGCGATTTCCGTTTCAAAGCGTATGCGCATGGCTTCCTGTTGCTTGTTGATAATATCCTGCTCATGAACTGTTGCCAGTTCGTCTATCTTGGTATTGTACTTTGCTTTAATGGCCAGTTTCATTTCTTCGGTTTGTTCTGTGCTGGTAAGTTCCGCCTCTTGTCGTGCTTGTAATTGTTGTATCTTTAACTGATACTCCTGCTCGCTGCCTTCCTTGACCGATTCCAATTGCAGGGATATCATTTTTAAACGGTTCTCCAGTTCTTTTTTCAGCTCCTCATCGGACAACTTGCTAAGCTCCATAGATTTTTGTTGTTCCAAAGCCTTTATTTTGGCGTTGATGGCTTCACGAGCCTTAGCGGTAAGGTTCTCTTCTTGCTTTAAACTGATTTGCAAATCCTCAATCTGCCGGGAATAGTTCAATTCAATCTCTTTCCGTGCTTGTTCTCTCTTGTCTTTCACTAAGGCAAGCATAGCATCTTCTGCTGCCCTTACTGCTTCCAGTTCTGTTTGCTTTGCTTCCTTTGCTTTGTCTGCACCTTCCTGGCGGATAGAGTTTAGGGTATTTTGCTGCTCTGTCTGACGGGTGTAACTGCTTTCTTCCAATTCACTTAATCTGTTTACTTCTTCGCTTAATTTCCTAAGGTCATCAATAGTGCTTTCCGATATACCGATTTTTCCAATAGCTTCATCTGCTGTAATTGCTCCTTTTTGCATGTCCTCAATGGTCTTAAGGGCTTCCTTTGTTACTTTAGTATATCCGAGCATATTGGCAATTCTTGCTTTCGCTAAGTCTGTTTGGATTTTTAAGTCCTCTTTTTCCATTGCTGCAGCTTTTTCCGCAGCTTTGATACGTTCCTGTGTGGACAGGGTCTGGTCATCTGCAGCTTTTTTCAGCTTCTCAATTTCAGCTCGGTTAGCGGCACGTGACATGGACAGCATGACTTCCCTCTTGTCTATCTCATTCAAGACTTCTGCCAGCTTCCACGCCTGTTTGGTTTCATTGACTATTTCATCACCGATACCAGCGAATATGGATTTGGCATCATTCCCCGCCTGTTTGAAGTTCCCGGTAAACAGATTCACTAAAGCACTTCCCAACTTGCCTGCCCGGTCTATTAAGACATTTACAGTGGCACCAAGAGCACCCATTATCTTATTGGCTGCTTCCACGCCCTTCTGTGTTTTGGTGAACCATGATACCAAAGATCCTAAAGCTACAATTAATACTCCAATACCAGTTCCAAGTAGAGCAACTTTCAACAGTTTCAAAACTTTAATCCAGCCGGTTGTGGTGGTCGAAACAGTAAGCATTTCTGTTTTTACTCCAGACAAATAATTTCTTACTCCACCCAAGGAGGTCACCATTACATTTATCTGCTGCACGAACGGGATATTGGCATTGGCGGCTTCCATTATAGCTTCCTTGTAATTGCCAACATTTCGGTAATACCGCTGTGTCTCTTCTTCAGCGCCCTTTAGAGCATCAGTAACCTCATTAATTCTGTTTTTTATGTTCATGCCTGTATCCGCATTTCGTTCCGCTTCGGATAAAGCATCGTATTCAGCCGTTAGGTTTGACAGTTTGGCACGGAGAGAAACAAGGCTGTTTTCTTGTGCCTTCTCCTGCTTGAGCTGATTTTGCATTGTTTTCGTTATAACACGTATCGAATCATTACAGTCGTTGATATAGGCTTTAGATGCCGCCATTTCTTCATTGTACTGCTGCCTTTTTATGTCTCCAGCCTTTAACTGTTCCTTCAGTTTCGCCTCTGCTTCTTTGGCTTTGTCGATTTTTGTCTGATACTCGGCTATAGCTTTGATAGCCTCATTATAATTCACTTTGATATCAAGTATCTTTTCTACTTTGTCTGCCATAATTTTAGATGTCTAATTGTAATAATTCAACATTTGCTATTCCTGTATTTTCTGCTGTAACGGATAGAATTGCATAATATTTCCCATATTGGGCCAGATATGCTGGAGTGGTCATATCTAAGTCTCTCAAGTCTTTTTCTGTTATTTCTATTTTTTCTTTAATGATTTTGGGGGTATACACTGCATTTTGAAAGCTTGTGTAGAATCTTTTTATGATATCTGTGAACGACAATTGTGTGAAGGTTCCATTTGATAGACCTCCATTGTTTTCCTCGAGAAGTATTCTTGGTTGAACTTTTTGCAGTTCAGCCTTTCCCTCTCCGTCATATTTGTACAATCGTATGAATGCTGTAATTCCTCTCATGTCGCATCCTGCAAATTTCAACTCTGCCATTTCTCTAGACTTCTCTAATGAGCTGATCAAGCAAGTAATTTCTCCACTGTAGTTGCCTTTTACCGTATCATCGTCTTTGTATTTAAGTATATTTCTTTGTGCAAAGCCATCGATAGTGAATTTCATTTCTTTAGGCTTGTTGGCCATATACGATGCTATTACCCGTCTAGTCCAATTGTACGCTTGTTCTTTTTTCTTTATGATATCATCGACAGACATAAATCTTATAATGTTCGTGCCTTCAATAGGATATGCAAATACGCCTAGCATGGTAGATATTGCTTTAATAAAATCAAGCTGTGTCATATCTGGCAAATTTGGTATAATGGGGTAATGACCATTCCCGTTAAGAATACTTTCGTCTGGTTGCTTGGGCGATACAAGGCTGTTTTCCATTCTTAGATTTATGATTCCATCTACACCGTTTGATACGTCTGCAATAAATCCGATATTTGTGAATCCAAACCGGATATCTGTACCTTTGTTTACTGAGTCAGACTCTACACCTTCGAACTCAAACGTAATATTGTAAGAGTTTCCTCCATTGCTTATTATATCCGTATATCCTATGTTGAATATTTCATTGTTCTCTCCGTTCTCAATATAATAAGCTATCATGGCTGCATTGCTGGGATAGAAAGAAGTTAAAGTATGTATTGATACTTTGCCTGAAGCATTGAGCTTTATGGAGTTTCCTTTTGTCTTTATTCCACTAATGAATGTGCCTTCGCTTAGCGAGCTTTTATTTACCGTTCCATAATATGATGAATATTCTTTATTTTCGAAGTAAAGTTCAATAGGCCCGGTTCCTTGGTTAAGGTAATATTTTGCATTCAACCACAGTTCATTCTTTTGAGAGAATTCCAACCCGTCATTTCTTGTCAGCAATGGGATAAACAGCTTGTTCAAGACTGCTTGCTGTTCACTTGGAAAAATGAATATCACATCATTATCAAGTGATATATGTTCTAAAATCCATGTTGCTTTAACTGCCGGATGATAGGGTAAGTCTTTATCGGCTGAACGTATATTGTAATTTACTTTTGGGAAAAAGAAATCTCCATGACTATCATATTGGCTTACGTTCTTTCCGCTATTCCATTCGATGTAATAATCAGGAAATGGATCATTCCCTTGGCTTTCATAATGCCAACGTTCTTTTAAATCTTGCAGTTTTTTTTCTTCATTGGCAATACTTGAAAATTGTGTTGCATTTCCCCATATTAATGCGGTTTCAAACACATCAGACGTGCCTATCAAGTATATTTTTGCCCCTTTGATAATTTCTACTCCGTTTCTTATGTATCTAGCGTCAAGGTAAAATGAAGCAACGGAATATTGGCAGGATGGCAGGTCTGCGTGAAGAAATGCAGACTGATTCCTCACTGTGTTTGGAAGTTTAATAGTGTAGCTTGTGTTACTTACAATTTTGCCTATATCGGTGAATATATTATTCTTGTATTTTAATGTGATATTGGTGCTGTCGTCCATATCTACTAATTTGTTGTTGGCACCGACATATAATAATTCATTTCTCATAAGCTCTGCACGTTAGTTTCAGGTAATATAATGTTCGCTTCAAAGTCTTGCAGTGATACCCGCTGTTTGACGAAATTTCCCACAGACACATTTACGGCCATCCATCTGGCGTTACCGTTATCATCATAGCCCATGAACATATCAACAACAGGAGATGTGGCCATTTGGTAAAGGAAGTCATAAGTTATGCTGTCTATTAATGGAGCGCATACGGGAAGTGTCGTTTCTTCCATTTTCCTTTGCTTTCGTCCGCTACCTCCATGGTATCCGTTCTTGTAACTGTAATCCTGCATATTGTTTCTGATGAACTCTCCGTCATTGGATACCTGCGAAGTCTCGTCTCCTTGCATGAATAGCCAGTAACACCACATTCCATGGCGGTTGATCCATCTCAAGTATATTCCACAGTCTGAATTGTCAACCTTACAAGTGATCTTTGTGGCCATATTGAGCAGCCCTCGGAAGGTGAAATCAAAGGTGTGGTCAAAAACAGATGCTGCCGTATTACTTCCAGGTAGATAAAATTCCACCCTGTCTGAAGCATCTATTCCAGCAAGAATGATATTCCATGCATTTTGTCCTGATAATGCGATAGGGGAGCTTTCGGAACCATCTATAGTTACTTTTACATTCCCTGATGTTGCAGAGTATAAGCCTACAGAGAATGGGTAGTTTTTGAACCATGTCAGCACTCGGCTTCCATTATACTGCTCTCCAACCTTACTGGCTCCCCACAATATGAATACGTTGAACTGGAAGCTGTTTTCAAGTGTTCCTGATTCGTTATACATATCAAGCTCTATGCTAAACAGACGTCCTAACTTACTATCTTCGGCGTGAGTTGACTTGTAATCGACTTCTCTGTATTCGTCAAAATAGCTCTGCGTATAGAATGATAGGTCAAAGAAGCAGGAACCACCGAACGTCGCTCTGTTCTCTCTGTCTGATGTGGCTGTGGTGGTGTCCGTTACCGTTGCAGTAACAGATTGATAGTTTCCGCCAAGGATATTTATTATCACAGGATTAAAGCAGAATCCTATTTGGTCAGGATATTCAATTGTTGTATTATCTATCGTATGTGTTCTCATTGTCGAAATTCAGATTTATATGTTCAACTTCTGTTTCATATATAGCCGATACCCTGCTGGCTATATTGTCCACGGTATTTTCTAGATCACGGGAATAGATTTCCTCATGTTTTCTGTTTCGGTATAGTTCCGTTCCTTCCTTGGCTATCTTTCTAGCGACAAGGTAGGCGAAGGAATCGGGCTTCTTTACTTGTATACCCTTATCTTCCACCCATTGGCGGATAATCTTGTAAAATCCTTTCGGAACTTTCCCTGGCCCACGTCCGGTTTCTAGTACCGCGAATGCCTGCCTGCCCCACAAAACGCCTCCGTCCTCCGACATTTCTACTTTCAGACTGCCCTTTGTCCTTCCACTGGCTACTTGTCCGGCTGCTTCATGGTTGGCTATAATTCGCTTGCGTAACGCTTCCAGCTCTTCACCTATTATCCTTAGGGTTCCGGCTTTAGTTTCTGCTGCCATATACAATCTCTTTCACGCTCTTGTTGCAAATAACAGTACCCATTATCTCTTCTAACTTAAGTTGGATAACTATTCCGGTTACATTAACATCCAGCTTGTCATAGAAAACAGAATAAGGGATATCTCCTGATATTTCTTTGAACATCCCACTCCTGTTCAATAGCAATATGAATTCTTTGGCTTTATTCTTGCATCCTTCTATCACTGCATCATTTTCTGTGCCATCAAAATCGAACTTGGTTTTATCCATGAATGCCATCATACAGTTAGGGCAGTCTCTTAACTGCTGTCTGCCTAGATTAAAAGTTCCGCTTACAGGAAGGAGATTAAGCACTGCCGGCAATTTAATCTTGTCCAGTCTTATATTGGCTGTTTGCCAGTTGTCAAAAAGGTAACTTACACCCTCCATAGAGTCTACTATCTTTTTAATTTTTTGCTCTACCGTCATTTCTTCTTACTTAATATGTTTCTTAATCTACGTTCGAATCTTACTCTTTTGGCGTCCATGTCAAGACATTTATATACTCTGACCCATGGCACGCTGTCTACTTCTGCATGATCAGTGATACCCATGCGCTGTGCATAGTAATCAATCATGCCGAAAGGTCCAAAATTTAGCAATTCGGATCCTGCTTGCTTCTCTTCGGGTGTGGGTGGTACATTCGTCGACGCGAATAGTTTATTTATTCGTTCAACTTCTTTGGCCACCCATTGTACGAATCCCAGTACATCGGTAGCTGGAAGTTGGGATATATAACGTTTACTCAGCCCCATCAGTACAGTACAGGGAACGAACAAGATATCGTGTTCTGTTTCGATGGATTGCAGTTGCATCAGTTCTCCCATATTTATGTCGTTTAGGGTATCTGGTGTCTTATACTGCCCTAGTTGATAAGGTTTTTTCAGTTCATCCAACTTGGTTCTAATGACCTCGGGTTCGGTGGCAATGCTGCTTATTGTCAAAAATTCTTTTACTGTCATATCTTTCCTATTTTTGCTTTTGGTCGTTTTGGTGTTGGTTTGATGCGGAATATCATTGCCATTATCAGCATATCAAGGTAATCTGTGGAATGACCTAATATTTCTTTCATTTTTTCTTTGCTGATTATTCCTTTCTTCCGTGTGTCTGCATCAATATGTGCTTGTTTGAGAACTGACAATTCTTCAATGATCCGTTCCCGCTGTGCTTCCGTGCATACGATACGAAGCAATCGATTGTTAATCATCTCAGCCAGTTTGAAGGCACACTCTGATTTCAAATTGTCAAATTCAGGATTAATAGGTCGTGCTCCTCCATGAAACTCCTTGATACCGTTCAGATAGCTTTCAAGATAGTTCCCCAATCCGTCAGAGTCCGCAATCATCTTACTACGAGGAATTGAGCATTCTATCATCATCCGCTTCAGGTCTGTTTCAATGGATTTTCCAGTACTGTATTCCTGATCCAGTTTGATAAAACACACATTCCCTTTCCAATGACCGGCGATAAATCTGTCTCGTCCCTTCATTGCAAGGTCTGCAGAACCGGTAGATTCACCTGCAGGAGCAATGAACTCATTCGTGAACAAGTCACAGATAGCGTCGTAGTTACACAGGGCAGTCGGGTCATTATCATACTCCCAATTGCCGAAATATAGGCGTTCCTTTGTTACCCGGTCTTTTGTGTTTCGAAGACTTTCGATGTAGTCTTCTGTTGCCCAAGGATTATCCTGCACCAAAGCTTGGATAAATGCATAAGGAGCTTGTAATTTGTCTTCTTTCCAGGGCTTGTAGAATTCACGGTATAGCCAGTTTTTCTTCGGGTTACAGGTGATAAGTATCTTTCCGGGTACATGGTATACATCGTTCATGTGGCGGCCGATACGGGTTTTCAAGACTTCGAAGGCAAGGTAGTGCACTTCACCAGCTTCCTCTATCCATCCTCCTGTATATTCCTTAGACCCCAATCGTTCATACATCGGATCTTTCACCGGATAATACGTCAAGTCAATATAAACGATTTCACTTCCGTTGTCGAAGGCTATCCCTTCATTTGTTGTCTTGTATGCCGTGAAGCTGTGAGAAGATGCTACCTTATTGAAGGTCACGGTAACGGACTCACGGCTATCCTTCAAATTATTTCGGCCAACAAACCAGCGAGTACCGGGAAGATAGTAGGCACATTGCATCAGCCATTCACAGCCTAGCCATGATTTACCACCACCTCCGGCACCACCATACAATAAAAATTTCGTTTTGCTGTCACGAAGAAAATTGTATGCCAATCGCTGTTTTAAGTTAACCTTTTGCTCCATATCACTTCAATTTGTCAGCTTCGGGAGTATAGGGAAGAAAGTCAAATCCGTTGAAGGGTTTGCCTTGTGTTGTATGATCCACTTCCTGTTTGTCGGACAACCCTAGCTTTCGGGCTATAATGTTTGCATTGAAAGCGCCAACACAGGCTCCTTCAAATTGTTGAGTCTCGATGGTTTCTTCCACCCGCGCGATGACGTGCAAAAAATCTTCATCATTTTTTTTCATGCATTCACTTCTGAAGCTACTCCACCAACGTGATGAAGTACCTAGATAGATACATAATCCGATGAGAGAGTAGGGGCGCTGTGTAGGTGAAACTTCTTGTTGTGTTTGCTGTTCATTAACAGTTTCTGTTCTTTTACCTTTTTTGCGTCTAACAGGCATGGTACGTTGTATAGCCTTTCTTGTTGTCCATGGGTTTTCATCACACCATTGGAAATATTCGCACGCCGCCTCCCATAACGCTTCAGGCGTGGCGAAGAGTTTATCCCTGCCATGCTTGCTGCGTAACATCCAAAACTGATTTCCTTTAGGTGCTGCCATTGTTTATAGTGTTTTAAAGATTGGTATAATTTCTTTGTCCAGATCCCATTTGCGATTATTGGGAAGAGGAAGTGTGAATTCATATTGCAACGCTTTCAGATAATCATTCTTACTTGCGCTCCTTCCGTTGGTTGATGCTACTTGAAATGACGAACCTCTTAACTCTTTTTCTGGGCTTATCTTCATTCCTTTATCGAATATGTTAAAATCCTTTCCGATGTAAGCTGTGTTTAATCTGATGATGTCAGCTGTGGAATGATAATGCTGGAAGTACCATTCACCAAAACGGAAGTTGGCTGTGAAGTTCTTTGCGTCAAGAAATACGGCTTTAGAACGATGGTCGTGTGTTTCCTTGCGTTCAGATGATTTCTGGGCGAACAGCAGCGGAATGCCAGACCAGAATATCATTCCTCCGGGCTTGCATAATGCTGATAACGAAAGTAAGACATTCTTTTCATCCTCTTCTGAGTTCACAGAGTTCAACACGCTATCGCACACAACCACATCGTACAGCCCGTAGTCCGACAAGGTCTTGCATATGGAAGCACAGTCTTGCCTGATTTCCTTTTCATCAATGATGTCCGCTCCATCTTTGCGGTGGAAGAATTCAATGGCGTCAATGAGATAGCCTTTTTTCTTCAGTATGGTTGCGTAATCCTTTTGTCCGGCACCGAAATCGAGTATGCGCATATCCTTGGTGATGTATGGTATAACCTGCGTTTCATACAACGTTGAATGGCTACGCTTGCTTGGAACCCCGTTCTTTTGCCGTAGCCGTGCCTTTTGGGCAAAAGACTGTATATAGGTCTTTCGTTCCAGATGGGAATACTCGAACACTCCATATTCCTTAGAGAAGTATTTGAGCGCGATTTCTTCTTTCCCTTCTGGAAGGACATATACAAGTAGGTCCATACCTAATAGTTTTACCGTTTTGGCATATACTGTTGAGATGATCACTTTCCCGGTATGGTCACATACGGCATTTGCAAACTGGCCGTAACGGAGAATCATTTTCGTAAGGTCAACAACACGTGAGTTGTTTCCTCCTTTGGAAAGAATGGAGATATCTTTGTTGGATACAGTATAAAATCCTTCTGTTCCTTTAGGAAGACTTACATTGATTTCTGGTTGGATTTCCGACAACTCACATTCCGCATAGTTGTGAAGTTGGTTGAACCTTACTTCATCGGTGGAGTTTACACCATCAAGAATAAAGGCTGGAACATGGGTATACCCAAGCAGCTTCATTGTCTTTGTACGTTGGTGTCCTGCCATGATACGTTTATCCGATTGACGTATGATGATCGGTTTGATAATGCCTAATTCCTTGATGGATTTTTTTAAATCTTCTTGTGCTTCATTAGTGAGCAGGCGTGGGTTATATTCTGCCGGGTTCAATATTGATATGTCTATGTATTCCATCATAAGCTAAGTAGATTATTAACAAAACCAACCATTACACCGTTCTCATCCAAATATTCAGAAGCCCGTGCTTTCAGTGCTTCCAGTTCGCTTTCACTGACTGGAATCTTATACCCCTCAAATACTAAATATTTGATATGAGCTCCGGCTTCATAGTTTGCGTTCTTGAGTACATTATGACTGTCTTCTATATCTTCTGAAAAATCTGTCGGATCAGGAAAGCTGATGCCTTCCATACCCCAATTAAGCAACTCGTTACAATCCCAGTCAAACAACTTGGTTATGTCCCATTGTCCGTTGTTAACGTTATCACGTATGATTAGCTCACGTTCCCTTTCCTCGGTCAGGTTGGGAATAAGAACGGTCGGTACTTGTTGCATACCTAGCGATATACAGGCATCATACCTTTGGTTTCCGGCTATAATGATCAATTCGCCAGTACGGTCTGACAGGATGATCGGTCGGGCTTCGAAATAATCCGGATTGTTTCGGATTGACTCTTTAAGTTTGTCTAGCTGTTCATCCGAAATAGTTCTTGGATTGTTTTCCAGTTTCTTCAGTTCCTCTAGTTTTCTGTAAATAATTTCCATAATTGCTTTTTTTGCGTTACAGAAACGAAGGTACTTAATAAGGGAGCTAAGGGGAAAAATGAGGAAAACAAAGTACTGACACGGCTTGTCAATACTTTGTTATGTGTGTTATAATTCCTTTGTTGATATCAATGCCGAATTGCTGGTAAGATAAAGAATTACAGGAAAGTATTTCACTGGTAACCTGTAAAGTCTTGCATTCTTCTTTGATGAACGTTAATATGAAAAGTGGGAAAGATAGATAATGCTTTTTGCAGATTTTTGGAACGGAGTAGAAACGTGACTTTACTTGTTTTCGTTTTCATTACCATTGTAGCTATCCTCTGATAATCACATATCTTCCGGCGGCTATTTCACTTCTATACTCGACAGAATAGCCCTTGTCTATAAATGCTCTTATGACATTATCGTGCGCCAACTCCGAAATTTGGTGTCTGTCTTTAGCGTCACTTCCAGTATTTTTTGCCCAACAATGAGGCCAGTTATTTCCCCATCCTACGCCATAATGAAAGTAAACACATTCACCTTTCTCTTTGATTTCCGAGAGGATGAAAGATGCAAGTGCGTCTTCCTCGGATTTTCTTCTATTTGATTTTGGTATTTCTATTGTCAACATACTAATTTTTTTTTGAATTATTTCTTTATTACAACCGCCATAGTGCTAACAGTAGTTCCACTCTCTTTAAACTCGCCAGCTCCAATTTCAAAAACTTCTCCATGTACTTCTTTCAGCCAGTTGCGGAAATCAATACATTTCTTTTCCGAAGCGAATTTCCAGTGTTGGCTAGTTATTGCTGCAAGCGTGCCGCCTTCTTCCAATCGATCATACATAAGCCTGACATGCTCTATATCCTGATTACCGGAAAACGGAGGATTTGCAATAATCTTAGTGTAATGCCCTACACTGTCTTTCGTAAAGTCTTCATCAAGGAGTATCACATTTTCCAACGAATGCAAAAACTCTCTGTTTTCCGGCATCAGTTCATAGCATTCCACTGTTACGGAAGGACAAGCCCTATGAATGGCTTTAATGAGAGCACCGCGGCCGGCACTCGGCTCCAATACCGTATCATTTTCATGTATTCCTCCGGCAAGCATAACCAGCCAGTCGGCAACATCGGACGGAGTTTCAAAAAACTGGTAATCCTGCTGTAGGTTGCACCGTTTACCCTCTTTCAGCATGGTAAACACACGCTCCGGATTAAACGGGAATGTGAACCCCTGTATCTTCCCACCTTGCCATGAGCCGCCGGCTTCTTCTATCCACTTTTTTGCTTCGGCATAAGATTTTTTATTGAATTGAACTTGAGGAAGTTTGAGGATATTGTTTTCAAGAGTACAATGTTTCAGTATTTCTTCCACATTCCATTTTTTGCCTTCGTCAGCCTGTTTCTTCTTTTCCCCAACCGGGGCGTCAGGTGCTAACAGTGAGGATATTTTTTGAACAACCGTATTGCTCGCATTCACGAAGGTATTGACACAGGATAGCGCTTCCATGAGAAATTTTGTATCAACATGTCCGGTCTCGTCATAGACGTCTATCCCTTCGGTCATGGATGACAGTTCATTGAGCTGCGCTACACTACCATGTAATGTTTCGATTAAAATCTTCTTTTTGTTCGTCATAACTTTTCTGTAAATAAATTCTAGTTGTGTCTACACTCCCATGGCCTAAAAGGTCAGCGAGTTGAATTACATCTTTGTTTTTTTTAAGAAACATCTTAGCGAAAAAATGGCGAAAGGCGTGTGCGTGCATCTTCTTCGAATCGATGCCGCAATGTTTACCCCATGCTTTCAAGTGCTGGGAAAAGCCCCGCTGTGTGATCGGACCGAATCTCCCTACTGCGAAAATCCCGGTCTTACCATGTTCCTTAGCATAAGCCTTCGCTTCTTGCTGCAATTGCTTTTGGAAGAAAAAACGTCTGTACTTGTTACCCTTTCCTTTTAATGTCACTTCCCCGGATATGATGTCTTCCCACGTAAACTGCTGGAATTCCGACAGACGGGCGCCCGTTGTTCCCAAAACCTTAATAAAGAAATAGTAATCCTTATTGTTTTTTGCCTTGAGATATTCCAACAGCCGGTTATATTCCTCCTCGGTCGGCACATTGTTCACATCAAGTTTGCGCTTTATTTTGGGACGCTTCAGCTCTATAGGCTTCTTCAGCCATTTAGAGAATCTTTCGATTGCTGTAATCCGCAAACGGATGGTAGCGGGAGATAATTTTTCTTCTTCAAGACTTTTTATAAACCTCCTGCAATTATCCATGTTTACCTCATTGGCGTATTCGAAATACTTCTTCATGGATGTGTAATATATATCAACTGTATGAGAAGAGTAATCATTGTTGTCAGTCAGCCATATAATGAAATCATTAAGTTGTTTCTTGTTCTTATCCGAAATGACATCAAGTTTTTCCAAAGGTTTCACCGCCTTTTCCCTTTTTCCATATCCGATGTTGAGAAAGGATAATAGATCGCATATAGCTGAGCACATTAATGAATGACGCACCATGACATCTGCATTTTCACGCTTGTAATTCAAATAACCACGGCGGTTCACTTCTTTGGTCATCTCTAAAAAATCCGTGACATGCTTGATATATTTCCCGACAGTATCATAAGTCCTGCCTGTTGTGTATAAGTAGGAAATATAATCAGTTAATATCTTCTGTCTGTCATTATTCATAATTTTCTTATTTTAAAATTTCATCAATAGATGATAAAACACTCTCCAGTCTTTCCAACTGCTCAGAGTATTTCATAAGAAGATTTTCTTCTCTTTCCGTAGCCTCCCCTCCATTGTGAATATCATTATACTTTTCGTATTTTGATTTTACACTCTTATATGCTTTCTGAAAGAACGGAAGCAATATCTTACATTCCTCTTTGGTCATACAGACCGTTATCTCGTATGGAGATGAATACGATTTTCTTGTGCTATCTATGTGACTCATTTCTTTCCTGTTTTGAATTTCTTGTTTATTTCTTTTTCAGCAGCTCTGGCCCCTTTCTTGAAACCCTCCACAAAGCTGTCAAAACAAGCTCTATGGATTTCTAAAGTACATCTTCGCATAAGTGGACAAATCGAACATTTTTGGCTAAGTCCGGCTGACTTCTTGGCTATTTTCGTTACGTTTTTCATTGGATTTTTAAATTAATTATTACGATTTCTTTCCGCTGCGACTTCACTCATACACATCTTGCACCAGGAGGTGAGACATTGGTATTCCTTATCCCCATATCTGACAGTCCTGTTATAGAACCGGTGGAGCGGAAGGGAACGTCCGCAATGCGGACAAACCTTTCTTCCTGCTTCCGTACCGGCAACCGTCTTGGCTTTACGGTGTACAAGCGTACATCCTCTGCATTCATCCAGTCTGCCTTTGTATTTCCGGCATTTGTGCAGGGAGATGCGCCCGCATGGAGCGAATTTCTCGCAGTCGAATCTGGGTTCTGTGTGATAGATGTTCATGCAGTAAGTTTTTTGATCAGACTCATGTTCTTCTCCACCAGCCGGATAATGCAGTCATGATACTCCGATGTTCCGTTGCATACGGCTCTTGACTGTACTATCTGAAACGATTTAAGATTGACTTCAACAGTTTCAATACGTTTACTACCTATCCGGGCAGAAAGGATAAGGGAATCCTTCTTCTTGAAATATTCATTTGAGAAGACACAATGGTGCATGATTTCTCCTTCCTGCTGAAATTCCTCAAGGCTTTTCAACGGTATCACTACTATCTTGCCATCCGACAGTTTCAAATCAAAGAATTTCGATTTCTCTTTAATGTAGTCTTCGGCATATTTCTTAAGCTCAAGCAACCGCTGCATATCACGTGCCTTGCGCGCCTTTTCATCATCACGCTTTTTCTTTGCCACATATAAGTCATGGGCTTTTTTCAGATTCGTAGGGCAAACATAGTAAGCGTTATGCAGGTCTTTATGATAACGTTTCAGCAAGTCCAAATAATCAAACCACATCGAAGCATCCTTTATTTTATACTTATTCCGAAGACAGATTTTTATAGATGGCCAATAGTCATTAATTTTATAACGTTCCCTATGCCAATAACCCAACAAATCATATCGCCTTGCCTTAAGAAGCGTTTCAAGCTTTGGATTAGCAGGAATAATATTAATTACATCAAGAAATGACAGTCCATGAAGTCTGTAATCTATTCCCATCCTTGTGTATTGCGGTTTGAATACAGAATCCGGATGGTATTTATCACAGCAAACATCATTATCTTCGATATAATAATACGATCCCACAGTTTTGTTACGAATTTCAAGATTTCCACACCAACCACTACAGCCTGTATTTCTTGCAAGAGCCATCACTTCCCGTTTTCCATCGTCTTTAATCCAATGTTGAAGCACTTCCCGAATAAAATAATGAGGTTCCCTGCCTTCACGATAATAAGCATATAGTTCAAAGCATCGGAGAACCTGGAACTCTTCACATATATCCGCCTTTCCTATTCTTATAAACTGCTTATTAGTACGTTTCCTCGACCATTCTATTTTTAAGGATGCACCGCAATGAGGACAAACGGCACGCTTGCGCTTTACAAGTTCTGCAGAAAAACGTTCTCCGCATTCCATACATATGATACGGGACTTGGTAGCATATCCTATATGGTCCAGGCAATCATTATTCGCCCACTCAGCCATCATACTTTCTATATCAGGTAGCTGGCTACTCAAACTAACTACCCTAAACTGTAATTTCGTTCTCGGTTTCATGATTAGAACAAGCTCATTTGTTGTACATTATCATCCGCTTTCTTTCGGACGTTTTTCTTCCTGAGTGTCTGGTATTGTTCTTCCGCCAGCCGTGCGATTGCTTTGTCACGTGCCACTTTCTTATCTTCTTCGGTGAGTTCCACAGGTTTGGCGGAGGATGATACGGACGTTTTCTCTCCGGCAGGCAGCCGGTTTATTTTGATATCGTCCTCATCATAGTAGTGCACTGCCATCCCGTAGACCTCCTCGTCTGAAATCGCTATGGCGTTACCACGCTTCCTGGCTTCACCCATGATATAACTACAGCATTCATCAATGCTTTTCTTCTCATTCGCATATTTGGGGGCGAACAGTGAATCTTCTTCCGCCCGTTTGTCCAGATAGGCTTTGATTGCCTGTTTGAAACTTTCATTACTTGCCATGGTTACTTAATTTTGAAGTGGTTGATAATATTTATTTGTGATTGATTCTGATGTTATACTCGCATAAGAATTTTCCTATATCGTCGCTTGCTATATTGGGAGGTGGTGCATTATCTCCGTATATAGCCCGTATTGTATCCTCATTTTCCCCGTATGCCTTCCAATAGGTGTAGGCAGTATGGTTATTGGGAACGTTAGGAAAAAGTTCTGTGAAGGCGCTGAAATCGTTTTTAGCCTTTTTTTTGAGCTCCTGAATGTTTTTTACTCCCTCAATCATGGCGCACGCTGCATCTTCTATCCGGGTGAAACCTTTTTGGGATTGTTTCATGGCGGTTTCATTGGACAGTTTGACGTGCTCGTCTCTTCTATCCCTGCAAAAGTCCGATAGGGCTACCATAATGGACTGGTTGTTTATCCTGTTTCCCCAGACGAACTGTCCACGGCTTCCGTTTTTAAGCTGTGTGAAGAATATGCAAAGCTCGGCCAGATTGAGAAAATAATAGCTGGCCAATATGCTTAGCGCCGTTTCGGCAAGTTGTTGAGGTGCGATATCAATGCCTGCGTATCGGAGGATTGATTGCAGGTGCTCTGTGATAATCCTGACTGATGTGGCGTTGCCGAAGACAACATTGATGTCCGCAAGGGTGGGAATACCCTCAATCCTGATTGCTTGTGCTAATGTCAGGTTACAATTCAGCTGGGCTTGCGTGCCGGACCAGTTGTCAACCAATTGGGAGGCTGTTGATCCATTTCTCAAGGTCTGCTGGAGCGGTGTCAGTGTCTCCGGCTTTTTCCTGGATTGAGGTATCTGTCCTGGGGACATTATCACAGTGATCTGTTTTTGTAGGCTTGTTTCCATTTTGAAGTCTTTTTTCGATTATCCAAAGGTTAGCCCGGCTGTCCCATCGTTCAATTTTAGCCCCGTTGGTGTTTTTCCAGCTTAGCGCATCGAAGTGGTAGAAGAATATCTCCGCCTGCTGCTCCCAGTCCGGGAGCTTGTCACGGAAGTAATCTTTCACCTGTTCCAGGGTAGGGGCTATAAATTCGGTTTTTGGTTTTGAAGGCTTCTTTTTAGGTTTTTCCTGCTCGGGCTTAAATAACTCGCTAGAGTTATTATTATCTTTACTCTTAAGTCTTATATTAATGTTAGCCTTTTTACTTAAAGGTTTACTTAAGTCATTACTTAAGAGTTTACTTAAGGGTTTACTTAAATCATTTAAGTAATAAACGGGCGATTTCGCATTTTTCTTACCTGACTCAAACTGTAGTAAACCTTTTTGCTGTAATCTGTTCCTGACTTCAATTACGGTTGGTTCTGATATACCGGTTGCGAGGACGATTCGTCTGTTGGGACACTCAAACGGATTCTCCCAACCCCGACTATTGCACTCGTTCAAAAGGAAGAAGTACAAATAAACTTCGTTCGAGGAAAATGCTACACTCTGATGTGTCTTCCAAAATTGGTTTACGTAATCTATATAAGTCATTGTAGGTAAGAATTTACTTCGTTTATGAACTCCTGTAGTGAATGGCAGATAACATACTTGTTTTGGTATCTCTCTGCTTCTGTCTGCCACGTTCGTTGGTGCTCGCTCTGTGTACCCTTCGGTGTCTTCATCTCTATACAGAGGGAAGCCCATCCCTTTTTGGGTATGAGCAAAATCAAGTCTGCTACACCTCTCACTGCTCCTTCATACTTCATCCGTGCTCCTGTCTTGGCATCACGTTTGCCACCGTTGGGCACTGCAAAAAGCATACGAGCCAGTTTGGGATATTGTAACCGGAACCATACCAAACAATCATGTTGTATTTGGCTTTCTGATAATGGTGTTGTCTGTTTCCTCATATTCTTCCGTTGAATAGGTTCATTGCCATATCTACCACATTCTCCTTAACCACATCATCCGTCCCTGTCACTCCGTTGGCTATTCCTTTTTTGGTCTGAATGACATCATATATATATTTGTCGATAGTATCCTTTCCAAGATAGTAGTAACAGTTTACGTTGTTCTTCTGTCCGTTCCGATGTGCTCGGTCTTCTGCCTGCTCACAATCGGAGAAAGTCCATGGGAACTCGATAAACGCCACACGGCTGGAAGCTGTCAATGTAAGACCTGTACCTCCTGATTTGTAGTTAAGGATGATCAGCTTGCAAGAAGGGTCGTTTTGGAAGCGGTCTACCGCTGTCTGTTTTTGAGTAGCATTGTCTTCGCCTGTAACGGTGACAGCTTCAGGGAATATCTTCTTTAATTCCTGTACTACTTCTTTCAGGTAAGCAAAGACTATCAGTTTCTCACCTCCGTCAATCACGTCATGGATGAATTCGGAAAAGACTTTGATTTTTCCCCTGGCTGATATGGCTTTCAATATTCCCATTTTCACCATTACCTCGCCTCTTAATGCCTTGGCCACCTTTTCATCGTCCGCATTCTTGTAAGTCCGGAGATACTGTATCAGGTCGGCTTCCGCTTTGTCGTATTCTTTGCGATTGGATATGTCCACCTCTATATATTGGCGTGACTTGTCCGGCAACTGAGTGAGTACCTTGGCCTTTTCGCGCCGGAAGAAGCAGGTCGATGATAACCTCCAGTTCAGTTCTTTCACATTGCTTGACTGTTTAGGTCCATCGCAGAACCTCTCTACGAAACACTTGTATCCTCCGAAATCCTCTAATCGTCCCATTATCTTGAGTTGTTGTATAAGGTCTGTATTGTTGTTCACTACTGGGGTTCCCGTCAGTTCCAAGATATATTCTTTGCCTTTACATATTCCTTCTACGAACTTGGATTGCTGGGTCTTGGTGGATTTGCACTTGTGTGATTCGTCAATGACTACGGATTTGAATAACGATATTCGCGGGTCAAACTCAATGGATTTCATGGTAAACCGTGCATCCTCCTTTACTTTAAGTACAAAAAACTTTTTCAGTGATTCATAATTTGTTATGAATATGTTGCAGCATTTAGTCTCAAAGAAACGGTGCCAGCTGGCTTTATTGCGATCATCCAGAATCATGGCATTTTTTCCGGCAAATTTCTTAAATTCACGTTGCCAGTTTATTTTCAATGCGGCCGGACAAATGACAAGGCACGGATACGCTTTTGCTATCGTAACCGTGCCTATTGCCTGTAATGTCTTTCCCAGTCCCGGTTGGTCCCCGAATATGCACCGCTTGTGCTGTAGCGCATAAGCGATGCCTTCTTTCTGATATTCGTACGGTTCCAACAGCAATCCGTGTGGAACCGTAAGTTTTGGAAGGTCGGGAATAGTATAGTCATTATACTCTCTTGTTGTCACTTTGTGCTGTACCCGGCTGCATATCTTTGTCTGTACCGCCCAATCTGCCATCATCCTCACGTATTCCTTATCTTGTAGAGATACCTTCCAAGCTTTTTCGTCAGCGATATAGGCTGCCCGGATATTCTGTTTTACACTTGGAATCCGTTTGACTAGCTCCACTAATCTTGGATGATATGGGAAGGCTAGTTTGAAGCAGTTGGGGGTAGTAGTTACGCAAAATGGGGACGGCGGTATCATGATGCAAGTTGTTTGACTTTACGTGGTTTACGTGATTTAATTTTCTTTCCGTTCATTATTATGTCAACCCCTGCATCATTCATAGCCTGCTGGAATTCCGCAACCTCTTGATTGAAGTCTGTACCGGCTTCTGGAATGGCGTCCGGTTGTACGTCTGCGTTCGCCGTGTCTTCCTCAAACGGAAGTTCCTGTTGTACAATTCGCCATTTTTTGTTGAACAGATACTCTTTGACTTCGAACTCACAGGATTGGATTTCCTGCTCCAGCTCGAAAGCGTTGGTATATTGTTCGTTTTCATTGTTGAACATGGTGAACGGAGCGCATAGGTTCAGAATTTTTCCTGTTTTGAGAAAACGTTTGGCTACCAGAGTAACCCCTTCATTATCTCCATCTCCGCCAATGGAATACCCTGTAACGTCAAGCACCTGTCCTATGATATCAGGCACTTTATCTACTGATTCTATACCGTCCACTTCTTTCTGTTCTGTAAGCAAAGCGGCGTGGGGATTCAGCTTGCTGAACGCATTGATAAGGTCTGATGTTACCAGGTTCTTGCCTTCTACGGTGGTTGTACCATTCTCATCCTTGTAGGTGGCCACCAAGGTACTGTCCTTGGTGATTTTAGCTTTTATGATCTTCATTATCTTCTATATTTATATTCGTTGACAAATTCGTTATAATAACGGTCTTCCGGAAGGGGAAGTGTTATTCCCAGTTCCGTGGCTGCATCTGCTTTGACCTTATTCAAAAAGTCCGTCATTTGCAGTGTGTTCAGTTTCGATGTGCTTCCGGCTATGACCGTTTCTTTTCCTTTGATAATGGTTGTCCTTCGTAGATATAGGTTGCAGTAATAATCGTGTACGTCCTGTTTGTCCGTTCCTGTTTCCTGTTCGATGCAGGTAAACCAAAGCCACATCAGGGCGTTTTGACTTAATGTGCGCGGCTCTGTGTAACGTTCGATAATTAATCTGTAACGACCGTTACGGAGCTGCGAGCACATGAAATCAAAGGACTTGTTCAGTGTTACCACACCTTTTTCTTTTATAAGGATAGCTTCTTGTGCCATTATTCCAGTCCGAAAATCTTCTTGTCCGTGATAGATTCTCTATTAGCTTCCAAAAACTCTATGAAATGTTCTACGTGTGCCGTGAGCAGTTTCACTGTCTGTTCGTGATTGTAAGTATAATATTCCGGATATTGTGTACCACTGATAAGCGGTGTGCGGCTGGTACCGCCTTTCAGCGCATAAGCCGTAAACTCAAATGCCTTTATGCTTTCCATCTGACCGGAGGCAATTAGGCAATAAGGGTAGACATGGCGCTGCCACCCGTGGGCGTATTTGCCGAACTCGTATTTAGATGTGGATTTTATGTCATAAACAACATCCTTTCGGAGTTCGTCGATAAATCCGTATAACTCCACATTTCCGTACTGGGTAGGAAGAATGGCGGATACATAGACCTGACTTAATGATCCTTTGAAATACTCTGCCTGTTCTATACACCATTGTCTGTCGAAAAGGAAATGCCGTGCAGGTGCGATATCCGTTGCTGGAAAAGCTACTTGTATGGTATTGGTTTCCTTATCGCCAATGATGGAGTAGGGGGAACGCTCTGTCGGCACGTGATTTTCGCAATGGACATAGCAGTCAATGATAGCATTGAAGGCTGTTCCCTTGTCGGCTGCTTCACTCTCAAACGGTACACGGTTGATAGCATCCAGAAGGTCTTGCTTCAGGCTCTCTTCGATTTCTTCCGGAGAGCGTTTATACTCTCCGGTTTCATTATCAATGTTCCAGAAGTTTTCCACTTCTTCATCAGCTCTCAGATACTTGTCGAATTTGTCAAGTAATGAGGGATAGATTCTATAACTAGGCTGCTTCATATATTTTTTTGACTTTGTCGAATTTCAACCCTAATTCCTTGCATCTTTTATTCAGTAGCATACCTGCTTGTAATTTGCTGTCGAAGATATGCTGCAGGCTCTCCAGTGATTGTTTCACTTCGTTGGCCGTGTCCACATCCGCTACCATGGCTATCTGTTCCTTGATAACTTCCATAAGACCTTCATATTCGGAGGACAGTTCTGCCTGTTTTTCCTGATAGGTCTGATAAGTGTTTACAATCTTTGTCATAAAGTCGTTCGGTCCGGTGATTGTACCTTCTGCATTAATGATAACTGGTATCTTTATGCGTGCCGGAAGATTGCAGGTATTCTTACCGTAGAATTTCTCGCACGGATCAAAAGAGATGGTTCTGTCCTTACCTATGGCTTCCATATAGCCTACAAGATCAAGTTCTTTAATCAGGTCACCGGCAGAAGAACCTCCGATTTCCGGGCGTATCTGTTTGTCTTCTCCGTTCTTTTCCTCGCGTTCATGGGCTACGAATATTACTGATTTACCCATTAGTGTGACTTGGTTTACGAAGTTGATGAACATATTCTTTCGTACTCCATATCCTTGCAGGGACAGTGTGCCATCCGCTTTCTTCATTTTGGGATTGTTTTTCATTATATATTTATCCATGAAGGATAACATTTTTCCTGCCGTATCAATAACGATGGTCTTGTATCCGGCAATTTCTCCGCTAGTAAGAACTTCATCCACCTCTTCCCATTTGGAAATTTGTACGGTGTCTACACGGTGGGCTGCATTCACACGGTGAACACCACCGTCAAAGTCCAGGAGTAGTGGCTGGGGAGAGCTTAACGCCAGTGTGGTCTTTCCCATACCAGGTTGTCCGTAGATTAATGCTGACAGGGCATTCTTAACTGTCAGTTCGTTAGGTTTTTTGATAAGTCCCATAATCAATAATTTTTAGTGGTTAATAAATGAGTTAAAAAAAATAGTTCCCGGATAGTCGGCCAGGACACACCGGGATAAATAAGGATATAGAATATAACATATAAAGAGGGCTCTCACCTCACGCTGTCCTTTCCAGCGGCTTTGGGTTAAATTATTATCTAACAAATTGCTCTCTGCTTCACTGCCTTGAAATCTCTAACATGGCTACGTTTATAAGGGTGTACGGCTCCCTCTCTTTGGGTGTGGGTAATACAGGATTCGAACCTGTATCTGTATTCTTCCTGAAAACAATCACAAACCGTCTGAACGTAAAGAAAAAAGTGAATACCGCTTTTCCATTAAGCTAATTACCCGTGTGGCTTATGCCACTTTCTTTTTTAATTTTCTAGGCTTCCTTGGCATTTTGACCTGTGCATAACGCAGGACATCACTGGCATTGCAGAACCATTTCCCGTTTTGTGCGCATGTAGGTTTGTCGGAACGTATTTTGTTTTCTTCGATCAGTCTGATAAGCCTTCCTATGCCTCCAACTATTTTGGCCGCCTCTCTTTTACCGAATGTATGAGTGTCCATGATGGCTAGGATGTCTGCTAGCCGTGCTTCTGCCGTTCCATCAAATAAGATGGATGTCCGTAGTTGGTTGTTAACTGTATAGTTCATAATCTGAATCTGTTTTTGTTCGTCTTGTTCTTGATACTTGGGTGGTTCTTGTCTTTGCTCTGCTCCTGCATTGTCTCATGTCGGGATGAAAATCCAATGCGGCAATGACAAGGAACAGGATGGAGAAGAATAGCTCAAGCCCGTGTTTACGTATCTCTTTTATATCGAAGTTGATCTTCATGCGCTCACAGAACATGTATAATACAAGCTCGGTATCTTTAGAAATACCCAGCTTTTTGTATATATCCCGCTTCTGTGCTTTGATGGTCCATTCCGAGCGTTGCAGACTGTCGGCTACTTCCTTGTCGGCCAAACCCTTGCAATATTGTTCGGCGACAAGATGCTCGCGCTCTGATAGCGTAATCATGACACACGCTGGATTTTGAACTCTCCGCGCTTGCGGTCAACCTCTCCTGTTCGTTTCCAATCGGCATTTTCTACACACATCTCCAATCTTAGTCTGGAAATGGTTGTGTTGACGGAAGATATCGCACGCACAGGGAACACAACGATATCACCTACCTTCATCGCTCTCAATGTGGCCGCCCAATTTTCTGTTACTTTTACCATATTACTTCAATTTAGCGAGTTTAACGATGTTGTCTAGAGCATTAATGCTGCTTTCGTGTCGTGCCTGTAGGCGGGTGAACGAATCGAGCCACATGTCGCTCTGTTCCTTGACTTCTTTAAGGTCTTGTTCCAGTTCTTGCACACGTCTTACAAGGTCTTCGTGTGTCATGCTTTGTAATTCTTCTACTGTTGTCATAGCTTTATTTTTTTTGATTTTCAATATTGTCAAGTTCGTTGCTTATCACTAATGATGTTACCGCGAAGGCGGTGGATGCTATCCAGAACCATACGCCCATATCGCACATGGTAATAAGGAGTATCGTGTATGATACTGCGCATAATATTGATATTGCTTTCATTTGATTGTGTATTAGTTTGTGCCCCGATAACCTCTCTCTGGTCTTCCCACCGGAGTTGTCAGCTACTGTTCTTCACTGCATAACCGTTCGGGGCATGATCGCCCTTACTTCGCCCGGCTGCTTGCATCGACCTTGTTACAGGCTGCTTGCTTCGACCGTTAGTTCTCGCGTCCTCTATGCTGGGATTGAGGGTAAGCGCCAGTATCGCTTTCTGGAACGGATTGCTAAGGGCAATCACTCCATGTAGTTCCTGCCATACCTTTTACGGATTGTTTCCGGTATCGAGACCGGACAGGATAATCCTGATTAATGTCCTTATTAATCTCCGCAGTACTGGGAACCTAAATATCCACGGCTGTTGGAGTTGTAGCAGTCTGACCATTCGGCTTTGAAAGTGACTTTTTCTGCTTTGACCGGAGTGAACACCTTGTTATTTCTTTCTTCCTGTTGTCTTGCCAGCTCTTTCTGCATTGTAACATTCAGTTTTGCCAGTTTCCATGTTGATTTCAGAACTTCACCGAAGGTCTTGCCTTGTTTCTTGCCTACATACTTGTAAGTTCTGTGGGCATCTCTCATAATCTGTCGTAAATCGAATCTTTTCATTGTCTTACCTCTTTTTAGTTAGTCAATATTTTTGCACTTCCGAACTATTTTTCGTTCCTTTGTGCTGTTGTTTATTGTTTGATGTTGCAAAGATACTAACATTACTGATATATCAATGATATTAGCCTATAAATATCACTGATATTAACTTTAATTATCATTATAGGCTTAATATATTAGTGATATGTACGATTTGAAAGGATTTAGACAGGCTTTTAATCTTACTCAAAAGCAATTGGCAGAGATTCTAAAATGTCAGCAGTCAAATATCTCTGGAATGGAAAAGACTATGAGAGACTTAGAACCGATACAGAAAAAAAGGCTGGAAGAAGCATACGGTTCTGAGTCCGTGGCTAAATTTGTTGTATCTTCTTTTTTGGAAAGTACGATAAATGATAGTCGAAACAAAGGGGATATGGGAGGCTACACTACATATCTTCTTCCCATGTCAGCTATGGGAGGAACGCTTACGGGTTTTGCGGCTCCAGGCGCAATGCTCCAAAATTGTGAGGCTATAATTTCACCCATTGAAGATGTAGACTTTGCCATTACAGTATATGGAGATAGTATGGCACCTGAATACCCCTCAGGTTCCCGTATTTTGATAAAGAAGATAAACCCCAATATCTTTATAGACTGGGGTAAAACATACGTTTTGGACACTGCAAATGGGGTTATAGTAAAGGAACTTCATGAGTGCAAGGGTAAGGAAGGTTATGTGAAATGCCATTCGGTTAACCCGGACCCGAAATTTTCGGACTTTGACGTTCCTTTGTCAGAGGTGTACGGCGTGTATCGAGTACTTATGTGTATGTCGGCAAAATAACAAGTGAAAGCAATCTGTATAATAAACTTTTAATATAAAATACTATGGATTTTAAAGATGCAATTAAACAACTCGCAGACAGAGTTGGAAAATTAAAAGATAACATTCAAACAGAAGAAGCAACAAAGAACGCTTTTATCATGCCTTTTATAAATGCTTTGGGATATGATGTCTTTAACCCGTTGGAAGTATTGCCAGAAATGACTTGTGATATTGGTACAAAAAAGGGAGAAAAGATTGATTATGCCATAATGAAGGACGATCAGCCTATCTTGCTTATTGAATGTAAACACTGGAAGCAGGATTTGAATCTTCACGACAATCAACTATTGCGTTATTTCAATGTTTCAAAGGCTAAGTTTGGATTATTGACTAATGGTATTATTTATCGTTTTTATACAGATTTGAAAGAACCCAATATAATGGATGATAAACCATTCTTGGAAGTGGACATAACGGATTTGAGGGATAATCAAATTGAAGAGTTGAAGAAATTTCATAAATCGTACTTTGACGTAGACAATATACTAAACTCAGCCAGTGAATTAAAGTATATGGGAGAATTGAAGGCTATCATTCAGGAGGAATTTTCCTCACCGAGCACTGATTTTGTGAAAATGTTTGCGACTAAAGTATATGAAGGAAGAATGTTGCAAAATATAATCGATCAGTTTACCCCTTTGGTAAAACGTGCTATTTCTTCACATATCAATGATATCATTAATGAGCGTTTAAAAGGTGCTTTAACCGTTAGTGATTCAAAAATTGAGTCGGCTCAACCGAAGCAAACTGACACTCCGGCTGAAGAAACTCAAGCAGAAAAACAACCAGAATCAAAAGTTGTTACTACAGAAGAAGAACTTGATGCTTATCGTATCGTTAAGGCAATCTGTCGGAAAAAAGTGGAAATATCTCGTATAGTATATCGTGATGCCCAAACATACTTTAGCGTTTTGCTTGATGACAACAACAGAAAGCCTATTTGCCGTATGTATTTCAATACAGCTACAAAATATGTGGCTACCATTGATGAAAATAAGAAAGATGTAAAACATGTTATCGAAAGTCTTGATGATATTTATAATTATGAAGATGATTTCTTTAAGACAATTGATATGTATGAACACAAAGATTAATCTTGTTTGGATAGGAATTTATTTATGCTCAATGCTTTAGGAGAATATTAGACATGTATAATATTAGTATATATACCCAAAAACATTAACAAAAACACAGAAGAGATTATTAGATATGTATGTTTAAAATATTTTAATTATGAAAATAATATCATTATTCAACAATAAAGGAGGAGTTGGAAAGTCGACTTTAGCTTTCCATATTGGATATACTTTGGCTGAAATGGGGCATAGAACTCTTTTTATTGATTTAGATCCTCAATGCAATTTAACAATATGTTGTATGAATGAAGAGAGGCTCCACCGAATTTGGGAAGAAGAAGATCCTTTTATAGATGATTTTGAAGATGCATTTGTGAAAAATCCTGATATTACTAATACGCCAAGAAGTATTCATTTTCTTTTGAAACCTGCAGAAGATGGACTTAGTGACTTGAAAAACACACCTCCTGTGTTAAATTTGGATAAAAATTTAGATTTGATTCCTGGCCGTTTATCAGTGCATAAATATGAGAATAAAATAGCAGAAAGGTGGAATGGTGCTTATCAGGGAGATAATCTATCTATTAGAACTATAACTAATATCAGAAATATATGTGAAAACTATACAGAACTTAATGGGTATGAATATATTATTATAGACACATCACCTAGCTTAGGCATTTTAAATAAAGTCATAATATCAATAGTTGATGGGTTTATAATACCAGCTCAACCTGACATGTTTAGTTTGTATGGTATACGGAACATAGGTAATTCTTTAGATATATGGCAAAAGGATTTTAATACCATATATACACTTATTTCATCGGATAAAAGAAGAAAATTTCCAAGAAAATTTGTCCAATTCTTAGGGTATACAATTTATAATTGTAAAAAATATGGAAAAACAAGAGGGGAGTCTGGAAATGAATATGATTTAGCCCAGGCTCATTATCAATATGTTCACCGTATTCCTGAGGTTATTCTTGAATTTATTAAAGAGAATAATAGAGAAAATCTTTCTCAAGAAAATATTTCTAATCCTATCGGTGGAAAATCAATAATGCATTCTCATAATACATTTCCAGCGATGGCGCAGGCTTTGAATTGTCCTATGTGGAGAATCCCTGAAAAATGGACAGAACTGAGTGAAAATAGCCCTGAATACATTGGCTTTTTAGTGGAAAATGGTTTTGATTATAATAGGGGAAATAATGGTAAGTTAAGAGAATTGAAAAGAGCATATATAACGTTTGTTGAAGATCTTATTACTAGAATTAATACGCTATGAATGAACAAGATATAAATGATATTGTAGAATATTATAAAAAACATATGCATTTGATAAAGCCTTTTAAGGCTACGGTAGAGAGTTTTTTTAATACTCATCCAGAGTTAAACTGTGAACCTTTTCCAATAATTCATTCTGTAAAGTCTAGGATTAAAGATCCTGAGCATCTTAGAGATAAGTTAAAAAGAAAGCAATCTTCTCAGAGGGTTATCAGTACAGCTAATCTTTTTGCACAAATAACGGATTTAGTAGGAATACGTGTTCTTCATTTATACCAAGATCAATTCCCAATAATTCATCAAGCTATTTTAGAAAATATAAATAATGGAGAATGGGCTTTTGTAGAACCACCTATGGCATATAGTTGGGATCCTGAGACAAAGATTATGTATGAAGAATTAGGTTTAAAGAATGAAATTAGACCAACATATTATACAAGTGTTCATTATGTTATTAAACCTAATAACCAAAATGCAAATCCGATATGCTGTGAGATTCAAGTGAGGACGTTATTTGAAGAAATATGGGGTGAAATAGACCATACTTTAAATTATCCTCATCCGACAGAAAGTATTCCATGTAAAGAACAATTAAGAGTACTTTCTAAGCTTGTTTCTACAGGAACAAGACTTGCCGATTCTATTTTTCGCAGTCATGAAGATTATAAATGTAGAAAACAAAAAGATGGAAATCGTAATACTTAATTATGATATATGAATATCATAGACCTACATAAAGACAATTACAGCACCAACGAATAATCGGTCGGTTTGTAACATGAATCTTTTTGAGATATTGGAAGATACCCAAAAAGAATTGAAGCGATTGGAGGCTCTAAATCTGAATACCAAAAGCTATCAGTCTTATGCTGACATGATTATGGCTCATAAATTCTCCATACAAGAAATATATGAGTTCTTGAATGGAGCACCTATAGGTATTATATCAGAACGGAGCAGGGAGCGCATCAAACCTCTTCTGAAGCATCTGGGGGAGAAAGGAGGAATAGCATCTTTCTTGAAAAGCCGCTCTTTGATTTCTTCGAGTAGCATTTCGGTTTCTATCAACCTATTCATTAAGTCGGATTCATATTCGACTGTCAAGTGAGGATTTACAATCGTACCGATAATGGTAATTCTATGTCGGATATTCTCTATCTCATGAAGAAGAGTGTGCGCCAAATGAATTCTTTCTAACATCATGGTTGTTTAATTTGAATTTTGACAAAGATAACCAATATTTAAGTATATGATTCAAAAAGTATATGACTGTTCATGTCAGTGGAAAAATCAAGACCACTGCCAGCTTTCACCTTCATGCAAAGGGTGGGGATGTCGATTTCTGTCTACGCCCATTGAAGAGATTCCAGCAACAATCCAGGAGAAAGCAAAGCTCTTTTCCAGAGTGTACCGGGAAGCGAAGCAAAAGGGAGTGCTGGAATGTCCGCACTACCGATCAATTTTCATAGATGAGGTGCTGGCCAATTTGCCGAAGGGTGAAGTGTGTTAAATAAATGGTTTATGTTATTGTTTATTGTTTGATTTTCGTATATTTGCAATAAATCTTAATTTGAATGGGAAGTTGGAGTGAACAACAGGAAGTAAAGAAAGAACGGAAAGAAAAAGATAAAACTAGACGAGATAAACTCGCAGGATATTTTTTCAACCTTTCCCAACTGACTTTTGTTGCATTGGTATTAGGTGGTGTAACTCCACTATATACTAATATTGAAGTAGGAATAAATTGGTATATATTAGTAGCCGGAATTACACTGACCATAATTTTAGCCAATATTGGAAACTTAATTTTAAAATAACACAATATGGAAATGTTAGCAGCAATATTCACCGCAGGCATTATAGTAGCAGGAGCATTTTTGATTTGGCTCAAAACCAAATCTGGGAAGAAATGGCTCGCAAGCTTATAACCCTTGACATATACAGGGTTATTATAGGTGGAATCTCTACCATCATTTTTATTAGAATAGGAAATACAATTTTAAAATAAAGTGGATTATGGACATGTTAAGTTTAGTATATACAATAAGTGCTGTTGTAGGTGGTGGATTTTTGGTGTGGCTTAACACAAAATCCGGGAAAAAATGGCTCGCAAATCTATAGTGTACTTCTCATTGGAAATTGAGGGTATTATGGATGCATTAGGTTTTAGTCTGGCAACAAAAAGTGGTTGGCTGGTCTGTGCTCTCTGATGCCTTACAATTTTGGTTAATGTATGAAAAGGAAATCCCTTGAATGTTTATGGTCGTTCAATTATAGTAGTGAGTTGAACGGCTTTTTAGTATTTGGACGTTAGAACAGGGAAAATAATGAATAAAATAAAATAGAAAATCAAGATGATTTTTACTAAAACGAATCTTGGAGGATTTTGAATGGGTAGATAACCTTCTGCTTGTCAGTATAGTAAGCGCAGATCAGAGTTCATACTGGCAGTCTAAAGGTGGCGAGTTCGAGTCTCGCATGCTCCACTTTTTTAATGA